TTCCTCACCTTTGAACTTTTCTCTCCAATGCTCTAATTCACAACCAGAATACACTAACATATCTCCTGGTTTTAAATCTACTTTGATACCTTTTGTATTATCAGAAACATATCCAATACCTTTTTTAACACCACCTTTAGTTGGATCTGGCTCTATATAAATTGGCCAATCATCACCACCTAAATTCATAGTAGTTGATATTTCACAACTAAATCTATCTTTGTGTCTTTTAAGAATATCACCTTTTTTATAAATTCTTGCATAAGTATAAGCAGGATATAATTTTAATCCCGTTGCTTTTTCCATTTCAGGTTGACATTTAAGTAACAAAGTTTCCATAGCTATATTTGCAAAAGCAGCATATGTATGTGGTATTTGACCATCACTTTTTTCATACTCACCTAAAATGTTTTCAAAAGGTGAAAAGTATTTATGCTCTCTACAAGTATCATATACTTGTTTTGTCATTCTAAAATAGTTTGCAATAAAGATTGCTAAATCTTTTGATATTGCTTTACGAATAATTGTATATTTATTTTTTTTAAACGACATCTTTTGCCATCTCCTTCGGTACAGCTTGAATGTTCCAATGTATAAATCTAAATGGTTCTATTCCAAAATCAACAGAAAATTCATGTTCTAAGTATCCTGGAAATATAAGTAATGTACCTGGTGTGGGTTTAAAGTGAATTAATTCTGATCCATTCCATATACCTTTTTGATTTGGTTTCATTTTTAATTTTGTAGCTCGTGCACCTGTTCTTGGTTCATGAAATATTGGATAAGAAGTTTTATCAGAACATTTTAAGAAATAAAATCCAGATACATGTTGGTTCCAATGTATGTGTGCTGCATGATGACCACCACCTTTTTTAGCAAACTCTTGAACCCATAACTCACTAAACATAGTTTGATATTGTTGCATATCAAAACCTTGATTATCTAAATACTCCCAAGACTTTTGACCTACATAGTTTCTAAAATCTAAAAAGTCATTGTCAACTATCAAAGATGTTGAGTGATAACTTCTTCCAAAATCACCATGCTTTTTAATAAATTCTTTTTCTCTTTTTCTAGCATCTTTAATATGTTTATTAGATGCTTTGTTTAAAGATTTAACAAATTCTGGTTTATGTTCTAACCAGATAGCTGTATTAAAAAAATTATTTATATCCATTTATTTAATAAATATTCCTACAGATATACGCCAATAGGGTAATCCTATTTTTACAGGCATAGCATCATGTAAATTGTTTCCAGAAAATAAAACAAAATTACCTGGTTTAAATTTAATTGTCTTATCTTCTATTTGTAATTCTCCTCCCCAACTGTCGTCCCAATTGGGTGTTAAAAAACCTACTATTGCGTGTCTATAATCTCGATGTTCATGAAAATGAAATTTGCTAGAATTGTGTTGTGCATTTAATACAATTTTTCTAATATAATAAGTTCCTAAATCAAATTTTTTTTCTTGCCTAAGTCTGCTGTTAATAGAAGATACAATGCCAGAAAATAATCCAAACCAATATGGTTGATAAACATTATCTTCTTCTGAAACTGTAAACGTTGGATAAAAATTGGTATATACATCTTTTTCATAAGCAGAATTAATAGACCAATTATTATTCATCAATTGTTTATACATATGTTTTAACTCAAAGGTATTTAAAACATTTTTTATTTCATATACTTTATTCATTAAAAGCTCTTTCTATTTTGTTTTATATACATTTTTTAAAACTAAAAACAAACTAGGTTTATTTTTAACTAGTTGTTGACATAGTTTCTTTCTTTTATTTAAGTTATTTATACAATAATTAAATTCTTTTTCAAGGTCTTCTTCTCGTAAACCACCGTTTTTAATTAAAGATATTTTATCAGTTGGTGCCCAGTGCATCCCAGCAGCTATACAATTTAAACCTGTATATTTAGGAAATTTAAAATGATAAGTTCTATTATACACAGCCTCTTTAAAACCAGAAAAAGCTCTGTGTTCTAAATTTATTAAACTATTGTCCCAAGTTTTATTTGAACAATATTTCCAATACTCTGTATCATTTCTGTGAGATAACGCATAATGTAAACCGACAAATTCAGAAAATTCTTTAAACATATGTTTGCATTGATAATTAAAGTTATCTCTATCCCATTGTGATATTTTTTCCCTTTGTAAATTTCTAACTAATTTTATTAAAAATTCGTGAACAGTATATAATCCATTACTTTCTAATGGCTCTATAAACCCAGCAGACAATCCAATTGCAACTACATTCTTAACCCATAATCTGTTATGAATACCTACTCTCATTTTTATATTTTTAAATTCCAAATCATTTCTTCCAAGATGTTTTTTAAACTGTTTTAACGCAGTTTCATCATCTACAAATTTACTAGAGTATACATACCCTGTACCTATTCTTGACCATAATGGTATATTCCACACCCACCCATTTTCAATAGCTGTACAGTTTGTGTAAGGTACTAATTCTTTTTCTTTATCTTTGTATTGTATTTTTGTTGCCCACGCAGAGTCATTAGGCAACATATCGGAATAAGATTCAAAAGGTTCTTTTAAAGTTTTATCTAATAATAAAGATTTAAAACCAGTGCAGTCTATATACAAATCTGCTTTGTGTTTATTATTTAAAGATTTAATACCTTTTTCATCTTGTTCAATAGAAACAATATCTTCAACTATATGTTTTATTTTTTTACAATAATTATTTTTTAACCATAAACCAAATTTAGTAGCATCAAAATGATATGCTCTTTCTGCTTCATTAATGTCAAATTTATTTTGATTAACATAAGCCATTTGTAAAGGATACATACAATCAGCATAATCAGAATAAGGAGTTTTGGGATGTAATATTTTTTTAAACCACCAGTCATTTGTATCTGATTTATTTTCTTCAACAACAGGTCTTCCAAATGGGTAATGAAAAGCTTCTCCCTTTTTATAAAAATCTGTAAATTTTATACTTAGTTTATAATTTCCATCTACATGTTTTATAAAATCTTCATCCTTAATTTTAAGTAATCTCATCCAATCAGTTATTTGTGCGAGAGTGCTTTCACCTACACCGACTGTAGATATATTTTTAGATTCAATTAATGATATTTTATATTTTGGAAATTGTGACTCTAAAGTAGCTGCTGTCATCCAACCCGCACTTCCACCACCTACAATTAATATTTTCATATTATTTTATTTACATTGAAAGCAAATGTTGTTCTTTCATACTGTTTCTTTTGTTTGTTAACTTTATGTAACAATTTAGAAGGGAACATTATCATATCTCCTTTTTTTCCTATAAAACTAAATTTTTTATTTGGAAAAATAGTTTTGTCTTTTTCATTATTTAAAAAAATAACTCCTGAAAAAAACCCAGCGTGATTATGTTCAGGATTACTATTATTTTTATAAGAATAATTTATCCACACATCATAACCATCAAAATGCCCTTGCCATTTTCTTATAAAAAATTTTCTATGATCTTCATTTGTTAAAAGACCAGATAATCTTAAAACATAAGAAAGCCAGTAAGAATCTTCTATTAATCTAGATGGTATAGAAACTTGATAATTATTTGTTTTAGAGCCTGTATTCTCGTGTAACTTTAAAAAAGAAAGAGGGTGTTTTTTTATTTTGTCACATTCTTTTTTCCAATAAGATAATTCTTTTAATATTTGTTTAGGAAGTTTTGTGTACACTATATCATCACAAATCATTTTATATTTTATCATTTAAATGGATTTCCTAAATGCCACACTACAAGACTATATCTTGTGCCAGCAGTTACTGGTTTAACTCTATGCCATACAAATGAAGGAAATACAATAATAGAACCTTTTGGTAATATCTCTTTACATTGCACTCTATGCTTCGATTCATCTCGCATATGTGGATCATAATTTCTAAAATCAAATTCTAGTTCACCACCCTTATATTCTGATCCATCAGTGAGTTGACACGTCATAGATAATTTTCGAATTTTACCATTGTCAGGTCCTTCTTTTTCATAAGGTTTATCCCAACCATCAGAGTGCCAATCATAATATTGATTCAATTTATATTTTGTAAATTGACAAGATTCTGATCTATCCCAATCAAAATTCCAACCAGCCTTTTTGTTAGCTTCGTGTACATATGGATGTATTTCTTTATATATCCAAGAGTCATTCAGCCATACTAAATCAGAATTTCTTTTTCTTTTTAAATTTAATATTTCTTCTTTGTTTAATTTTTTATTACCGTATCCACCTGTTCTTGCCATTTCTTCTTTTTGTGAATTAGCATATTCTATTACTTCATCACAAAATCTAGGTGTTAATGCGGATTTAAAATACCAAAAATAATTAGCTATATTCATAAGTTATAGTTTGAACAAAGTTCAAAGATTCTTTCTGTTTATTATTTATATAATACATATTTGTTGATGGAAACATAATAAACATATTATCTTTTAACTCTATATCCCATGACCTTCCCTTTCTTCTATTATCATCATAAAAAATTTTAACCATACAATCAATTGTGTTAATTCCATACAGACATGTATAATCAGGTGAGTTTCTTAAATCGACAGGATCAATATGCAATAAAGGTTCTGTTTTTTCATTTGGAATATAAACAGTTCCCCAACTTTTTTTATTAACTAAACTTTTATTATAGTTAAGACTTATATGTTCTCTAA